TTTTAGAATGCGTAGGTTGTATGCTAGAGCAGAACAACCCGTACAAAAATATAAAGATGAGTTAGCTATAAATGGTGACTTAAGCTATTTAAATTTAGACTGGAAGCCAGTTCCTATAATACCCAAGTTTGTTGATATAGTTGTTAATGGTATGGACGATAAGCTATATGATATAAAAGCTTATGCACAAGACCCAGAATCAAGACGAACAAGATCTAAGTATGCTAAAGACATATTAAGAGATATGCAAGCTAAAAGTTTTTTAACAGAAATACAAAACACTCTTAATTTAAATATGTTTAACTCTGAAGATCCTGAAGAGTTACCAGAAAATAAAGAAGAATTAGATTTACATATGCAGTTGAGTTATAAGCAAGCTAGTGAAATAGCTGCTGAAGAAGCTATCAACAATACATTAGCTTACAATAAATATGATTTAACCAAAAAAAGAGTTATTGAAGATTTAGTAGTACTAGGTATTGGAGCTGTTAAAACAAATTGGAATAAATCTGAAGGTGTTACTGTAGAATATGTTGATCCATCTCGTATGGTGCATTCATATAGTGAGGATCCAAACTTTGAAGACTTGTGGTATGTAGGTGAAGTAAAACCATTATCACTAGCTGAGTGTAAAAAACAATTTCCTAACTTAACAGACTCAGAACTAGAAAGACTAGAGCAATATCAAGGTAATAGTAGTTTTTTATATAATTGGAACGGTAGAAGAGATGGTAATGCTATTTATATTTTGTTTTTTGAGTATAAAACATACAGTGAACAAGTATTTAAGATTAAAAGACTGCAACAGGTTTAGAAAAATCATTAGAAAAACCAGATACTTTTAATCCTGAGTCTAATGATAACTTTGACAAAGTTAGTAGATCAATAGAAACACTATATAGCGGCGCTAAAGTTTTAGGTTATGATATGATGTTAGAGTGGAAGCTTGCTGAAAATATGACTAGACCAAAATCTAATTTAGTTAAAGTTAATATGAACTACAATATATGTGCACCTAAATTGTATCAAGGTAGAGTTGAAAGCTTAGTAAGTCGTATGATGGGATTTGCTGATATGATACAGTTAACACATTTAAAAATACAACAAGTAATATCGAAAGTAATACCAGATGGTGTTTATTTAGATGTAGATGGATTAGCAGAAGTAGACCTTGGCAATGGCACTAGCTACAACGCTAAAGAAGCTTTAAATATGTATTTTCAAACTGGTAGTATACTAGGTAGATCAATGACAACAGAAGGTGATCCTAATCCAGGCAGAATACCAATACAAGAATTAGTAAAAAGTGATGGTGGTGGTAAAGTAAATTCTTTAATACAAACCTACCAGTATTATTTACAAATGATAAGAGATGTAACAGGATTAAATGAAGCGAGAGATGGTAGTGTTCCTAATTCTGATTCTTTAGTAGGATTACAAAAACTAGCTGCGGCCAACTCTAATACAGCTACTAAACATATATTAAATTCTTATTTATACTTAACAGTTAAAACTTGCGAGAATATAGTATTAAGAACATCTGATAGTATAGAGTTTGCTTTGACAGAAGAAGCTTTGAAAAATAGTATATCAACTTGGAGTGTTGGCCAACTAGCAGATACTTCTCAAATACACATGGCTGATTTTGGTATATACTTTGATTTAATACCAGATGAAAGAGAAAAAGAACAATTAGAAGCTAATATACAAGCAGCGTTATCTAGCGGTAGTATAAATCTAGAAGATGCTATAGATATTAGATCAATAAATAATCTTAAGTTAGCTAATCAAATGATTAAGCTAAAACGTAAGAAAGCGGCTGAAGCTGCGCAAGCTGCACAACAAGCTAATATACAGGCGCAAGCCCAAGCTAATGCACAGGCAAGCGAAGCTGCTGCACTGGCAGAAGTTCAAAAACAACAAGCTATACTAGATACTAAACTCAAGTTTGAAAAAGGTAAATCTGGTTTTGAAATAGAACGTATGAGAGTTGAGTCACAAATTAAACGAGAATTAATGGATTTAGAATTTAATTATAACCTGCAGCTTGGTGAACAAAAGATTATAAAAGAAAAACAAAGAGAACAAGACATAGAAAACAGAAAAGATAAACGTGCTAAAATAGTTGGCACACAACAAAGCGCTATGATAGATCAAAAGAAAAATGATTTATTACCAATAGATTTTGAAAACCAAAATGAAGGTGGTTTAGAAATTTAAACATTTATTAATTTATATTATATTATATTATGGCAACAAAAGAAAAAGTAGACCTGCCTGTAAACGAAGAAAAGGAAGGTTTAAAAATAAAGAAAAAGCCTGGCAGACCTAGAAAAATGGTAGAAAAACCAGCAGTAACAAAAGTTGAACTAAATAAAAAAGAAGAAGATGCCGTTCAAGAGTCAAGCACAGGAATCGTGGATGCGGACAAACAAACCGAAACTGTGGAAAAAGTGGAGAAGAGAATATCCGAACCAAAACTTGAAGAGTCTACGCAAGAGAGTAAAGAAGAAGTAGTAATAGAAGAAACTGTAAAAGAAGAAGCTAAAGAACTACAAAAAGAAGCTCAAGACGCTATAAGAGACGAAAAGGTATCAGGTATACAATTACCAGAAAACATAGAAAAATTAGTAAACTTTATGTCTGAAACAGGAGGAACTGTAGAAGATTATGTTACTTTAAACAAAGATTATAACAAGTATGACGATAAACTACTTGTTAGAGAATATTATAAAAAGACTAGACCGCATCTTACAGATGAAGAAGTTACTTTTGTTATGGAAGATAACTTTGCTTTTGACGAAGAAGCGGACGAAGAAAGATTTGTACGTAAGCAAAAGCTTGCATACAAAGAAGAAGTTGCGAAAGCCAAGAACTTTTTAGAGCAAATGAAAAGTAAATATTATGATGAAATCAAGTTGAGGCCATCTGTTACTAATGAGCAGAAAAAAGCTATGGACTTTTTCCAACGATACAATAAAGAACAAGAAACGCTAACGCAAGCGAGGAATGAGTTTTTAAACAATACTAAGAATTTTTTTACTAATGATTTTGAAGGTTTCAATTTTGAAGTTGGTGAAAAAAGATTTAAGTATAAAATAAACAACCCATCCGCTATGATAGATACTCAAAGTGATGTAGCTAAAATTATAAGTAAATATACTGATGATTCTGGAAACATTACAGATATGAGTGGTTATCATAAAGCATTATATGCGGCTAGAAATGTTGATAAATTAGCAGAACATTTTTATGAGCAAGGCAAAGCCGACGCTACTAGAGATATTGTTGCTAAATCTAAAAACATTAGTCAAGATCCAAAACCAATGGATACTGGTGAAACATTACCTAATGGTTGGAAGATCCGTGCTATAAGCGGTGTTGATAGTTCTAAATTGAAAATTAAGAAAAAATCATAATAATAAAAACAAACTAAAATGAGTTTTGTAAATGGAGGATCGTTCCCTGCTTCAATTAAGCCGATGCCAAATCAGGTTACCGTACAGGATAACTATATTGATTTTAACGACGGTGCATTTAATCAGTGGGCGCAACAATATCTACCGGAGCTTTATGAGCAAGAGGTAGAAAGATATGGAAACAGAACATTATCTGGTTTCTTAAGAATGGTCGGTGCAGAGATGCCGATGACATCAGATCAAGTTGTTTGGTCTGAACAAAATAGATTACACATTGCATATGATAACTGTGCTGTTGCAGCTAACGCTGGATCTAGTATTACAGTTACTATTACGCCAGGTGCTGGTAACCCAGCTACTTCTGCTATCAGAGATGGTAACACTATCTTAATTACTGATAACGCTACAGGTCTTGTATCTGCTAAAGCTTTAGTAACTGATAGAACTTCTGGTGTAACTACTAACGGTTATACTGTTGACTGTATATTATATGAAACAACTTCTGCTGCTTTACCAGCTGCTATAACTGGTGGTGCTTGTAGCTTATTTGTTTATGGATCTGAATTTCCAAAAGGAAGTAATGGTATGGCTGGAGCTATCGAGCCAGGTGTTACAACTTTTGTTAACTCACCAATTATCTTAAAAGATAACTATGAGTTAAGTGGTTCTGATGCTGCACAAATAGGTTGGATCGAAGTTGCTACTGAAGACGGAACTTCTGGATACTTATGGTATCTAAAAGCTGAGTCTGAAACTAGACTACGATTTGAAGATTATTTAGAAATGGCAATGGTTGAAGGTGAACTTCAAGCTAACACTGTTGCTTTTGGTGGTAATTTTGGACCAGGTGGTGCTGCTCAAAACATCAAAGGTACTGAAGGTTTATTTGCTGCTATCGAAGCAAGAGGTAATGTATACTCTGGTTTTGCTGGTGCTGCTGCTCCTGGTTCAGGCGCTTTAGCTGATTTCGATGAGATATTAAAGCAATTAGACAAGCAAGGAGCTATTGAAGAAAATATGTTATTCTTATCAAGAGCTACTGCTCTAGATTTTGATGATATGTTAGCTGCTACTAATGGTGGTTTTGCTTCAACTCAAGCTGCTTCTTACGGTTTATTTGATAACGAAGCTGAAATGGCACTTAACTTTGGTTTCTCTGGTTTCAGAAGAGGTTCTTATGACTTCTATAAAACTGACTGGAAATACTTAAACGATGCTACTACAAGAGGTTTATCTAGCGCTATTGATGGTGTTATGATACCAGCTGGTACATCTACAGTATATGACCAAATGTTAGGATCTAATATTAGAAGACCTTTCTTACACGTAAGATTTAGAGCTTCTGAGACTGAAGACAGACGATTCAAAGCTTGGATCACTGGTTCAGTAGGTGGTGCTTACACTACTGATTTAGATACGCTAAGAGTTAATTTCTTATCTGAAAGATGTTTAATTACACAAGCTGCTAATAACTTCGTGTTATTCAAAGGAGCTTAATTATTTATTAACATTTTAAAATATAGAAATTATGGGTTTAGTAAAATTAACTACAAATAAAGTTGTACAAGCCGAAGGTATACTACAACTTACAGCAGTAATATCAAGTAACACACTTACAATTGATGTTCTATATGCTTTAGATATGGGATCAAGCAAATTAGCTAAAGCTAATATTGTCTATACTAAAGGCGGTTCTAACTCTTTCACTAAGACTGAGGCGGAATATTTAGAATTATTTGCAAGTTCATTTGGTAATGCAATGGGAACAAGCGGACCAGCTTTAGTTGGACCAATTGTTGAACAAAAAGTTACAGCTACTGGAATACTAGTAGGAACAATTACACCGGTTATTACATTAAAGCTTTCATCAGCTTTAACTTAATTAAGGTTATATTTAAGATCCCGCTTCGGCGGGGTCTTTTTTAATTATTATATTATATTATATTATGGAAGAAACAAAAGTAAAAAAGGCTCCAGCCAAGAAGGCTACGCCTGTAGAAAAAAAGCCAGTAGATAACTGGGAATACAAAGATAGAAATTATTACTTAGTAGGTAATAAAACACCTTTAACTTATACACTACCTAGTAGACATTCTCTAAGGTATCCACTAGTTTGGTTTGATCCAGACTTAGGTTATGAAAGAGAATTAAGATATGCTACAAATCAAAAGTCAATATTTGTTGATGAACAAAAAGGTCAAACAACGTTAAAGCATATTGTCTTTGAAAAAGGTCATTTATATGTACCTAAAGAAAAAAGAAACTTACAAGAGTTCTTAGAAAAACACCCACATAACAATGTAGTGTTTAAAAAGTTTGATCCTATTGTAGAAGCAGAAGATCAATTTGATATGTTAGAAATAGAAATAGAAGCTATGAATATGGCTTACGAAATGGACATAGATCACGCTGAAGCTATATTAAGAGTTGAGGTTGGTTCTAGTGTTTCTAGTTTATCATCTAAAGAACTTAGAAGAGATTTATTATTATTTGCTAAGAAAAATCCTTCGTTGTTTATAGATTTAGCAGAAGATGAAAACGTACAATTACGAAATTTTGCTATTAGAGCAGCTGAAGAAAAAATCATAGCTCTCAGCCCAGATAACAGATCATTTACTTGGGCAAGTAATAATAGAAAATTAATGAATGTTCCTTTTGATGAAAACCCTTATTCAGCTATGGCCGCTTGGTTTAAAACTGATGAAGGTTTAGAAGTTTATAGATCAATAGAGAAAAAATTCAAATAACAAGTGATTATAATTAAGGGTGGTATACGCCACCCTTTTTTTTAAATATATAAATATGGCAATTAATGTAAACACAGTATATACAACTGTGCTAGCTATTCTTAATAAAGAACAAAGAGGTTATTTAACACCTGATGAGTTCAACAAGGTAGGTACACAAGTACAATTAGAGATATTTGAAAGTTATTTTGAAAACTTAAATCAACAATTAAGAGCTCCTCAAAATAGTACTGAATACGCTAATCGTGTTAAATTGCTACAAGAAAAAATAGCTACATTTGAAACAAGCGCAAGTGTTACTGTAGCTTTGTCAGGTCAATTTGGCCAAACTACTTTACCTGCAGATATGCATAGATTTGGCATGTTAGAATTCACTGACAGTGCTAAACTTCCAGTACAAGTAGAAAAACTATCACGCCAATTATTTTTACAAGCAAGGCGTTCTCAATTAACAGCTCCCACTTCAGATTATCCTATATGCTATATAGAGGGAAATACACTAAACATATTGCCAGGTATTGCTACTGTAGCTGCAGCCACAGGGGTTGCGCCTAAAACTTACGCAGTAGAATATGTTAAAAAACCTGTAGATCCAGTATGGGCTTTTACAGTTAACAGTGTAGGTGCTTATATATACAACTCTGCTGGTTCAACAAATTTTGAAATATCTGATGTAGATCAAACAGAGTTAATTACAAAAATATTAATGTACACTGGTGTTATAATAAGAGATCCAGAAATAATACAAGCTGCAGCTCAAGCATCAGCAGCTCAAGACCAACTAGAACAAAGCTAATAGACTATGACTAAAACAGCAGCTACAATTCCATTAACAGAAAATGATTCAAATTACTACGCTGGACAAGCTGGTCCTGTCCCAGCGGTAGCTAATCAAATATATACTTTTCCAGAGCTTAATACTACGCTTATAAGTAATTACGACGCTTTAGGTGGTGCTCAAGTTAGAGATACTGGTAACTTCCAAGTACATGGACTTTTTAATTCTACAGATGTACCAGGTCCTGGTAATTTAATAGATGCTGATGAAGTAATAGTATGGGACACTACTCAAAATGGTATACAAATTGGAACTGCAGGTTTTCCTTTTAACTTTGTTTTTATACAATTAACAGACATAGCTAGAGGAGACAACTGGGGTAGTTATAGAAACTTAACACTAAATGATATTGTTAGTAATTTTTTAGTAGCTTACACAGGTGAAGGACAAATACTAACTACAGTAGCTAGAACACAAGTATTGTTTCATGCTAGAAGAGCTATGCAAGAATTATCGTATGATACATTGAAAGCTTTTAAAGCTCAAGAGTTAACTGTGCCTACAGGTTTATCAGTTCCTATACCTATTGATTATGTTAATTACGTAAACTTATGTTATGCTGATCCTAACGGTATACTACACCCGTTATATCCACTACAAGGTTTAAGTGGTAATCCAACTGAGTTACCAATAATTGATGGTGCTACAGGTATACCTACACAAAGTAGTTACGATACTAACCTAGAAGCATCTCAGTCTATAATAGAAGACAGATGGAAAAATGCTAACGATAACGATATTACAGGTAACTATGATGCTTATAACACTAGTGGTGTATATGATTACACGTGGTGGAAAATGGCCTATGGCCAAAGATATGGATTGATACCTGAGATAAGCCAACGTAATGGATGGTTTAGTGTAAATGAAAGAACTGGAACGTTTAGTTTTAGTAGTAACTTAGTTAATAAAGTAATAGAGTTAAAATACATATCTGATGGTTTAGCATATGATTTAAACTCTCTAGTACCTAAGTTTGTAGAAGATGCCTTATATTCAAAGATAATGTACAATATATGTGTTTCTCGTAGAGATGTAGATGGTGGAACTAAACAATTTTATAAAAGAGATGCTTATGTAAAAACACGTAACGCTAAAATAAGATTATCTAACTTAAAACTAGATGAGCTATCACAAGTATTAAGAGGTCAATCTAAGTGGATTAAACATTAATTGAATGCAAAGAAAATTTAACCATACATTTACTAAGTCTAAAATGAATAAAGACTTAGATGCTAGATTATTGGCTCCTGATGAATATAGAGATGGGCAAAACATTGCTGTATCTAGAGCAGAGTCTGATGATGTGGGCGCATTAGAAAATATATTAGGTAATAAAATATTAAACTCTTTAAATATACCTAATGTAAGAGAAGGTGCTACATCTAATTATGAAGCCTTTTTATCTCAAATTATAGGTTGGTATGTAAATGAAAACACTAACAAAGTATATGTATTCACAACTAATTATCAAGATAACTCTTCAAATCAAATCAACAATTATAATCCGTTAGGTACAAGAAATACTATAGTCATGTGTGATCTTGTAGCAGAGACAACTTTAACTATAGTTCAAGGTGGATTTTTAAACTTTTCATCTAATAGCCCTATACTTGATTCTACAATGATAGAAAATTTATTGTTCTGGACAGACAATAGAAATCAGCCTAGAGTTATAAATGTTGAAACTGCTGAAAATAATCCATCATATTACTTTAACGAAGATCATGTATCTTTAGCTAAATATTATCCTAGTAAACCTATACAATTAAATAATACTCTACAAACAGCTGCCGCTTTAGTAACTACAAACTGGGCGTATTATGTAGGTGCGTTTAACACTATGTACCCAGCGTTTATTATTACAGCTACCGTTGGTAGTACGTTATCAAAAATGTTAGGTACAGAAAATACTCAAGGATCTGGTAATATTGGTTTAAAAGGCTTTTTACAAATAGGTGATGAGTCTTGGGATTTTACTGTACAATATGCTAGTAGAGAAGGTGTTTCTACTGGTGAAGTTTTAGTAGTACCTAATAGAGATTTAAGTACTGCTAGTACACCACAATCTTCAAAAGCTGCTGCTAAAAATTTGGATGTAGTATTTATAGAAGAAAACTCAAAAGATGTAAGTTCACCTTGGCTTAGAGAGCATCAAGCTACATTAGAATTAACTGGAATTGTAGCTACTGGTCAAGGTTTCCAATATGCTTCAGCTAGTTCAGGTAGTAACTATGATTATGCTCCTGCTTTATACTTACACGGCACTAGATCAGCATCAACTGGTACAGCTACAGGTATAGGAACAGAAGCTTTTTTTAGAGATAATCATTTTACAAAAAACACTCTAGCTGCTGATAAAAAATGTTATTGTAGAGTAACGCACCCTAAATTAGATCCAGGAAAATACTATGTAGCAAGAGATCCTAGTGATACTACTGCAGCGTCTCAGTTCTTTAAAATATATGAATTAACTTCTTTACAAAATGGAACTTATGACGGGCCAAAATTTATATCAACACAACTAAATTTAGCAGTAGGTGATAGAGTAAAAATACATTATCCCAATAAATATTATGACGCTAATTACTCTGGTGATCCAGATAATTTAAAAGATAAATTTGTTAGGTTTGCTTATAGATTTAAGTTTGATGATGGTGAGTATTCTTTAATATCTCCATTTACTCAAGAAGTATTTATACCTAAACAAAAAGGTTATTTCCTAAAAAACATAGGAAAGCAAGATTCAACAGGTAGTGATCAAAATGCTTATATACCTCAAGAAAGAGTAGCAGGTCAAAACACTATAGTAGCTCATATGGAAAATGAAGTTACTCAAATAGGTCTTAGAATACCATGTGAGTATGCTATAAATACTTTAAAAGAAAATTTAAAAGTTTCTGAAATAGATATATTATATAAAGACTCGATGAGTCAAAATATAAATGTAATAAAATCTATTGAAGCAACTGATCCATTAATAATAAATAATTCTACTAATAATCTTACATATACATACGACGCTAGAAAACCTATTAAAACATTAAGATCTGCTGAAACAACTAGGGTATATGACAATGTTCCTGTAAGAGCTAAAACGTTGACATCTGCCGGTAATAGAGTAATACTAGGTAATTATTTTGATAGACATTCATCACCTAATACTTTAAATTATTTAGTAGGTGCTAGTAGAAAATTTACACCTACTGAAACAGCTAAAGTAGCTAGCAGCGGTAATGATTTTCCTTCAGACTTACTACCTAATAAATATTCTAACGTTTCATATCCTAATCATAGTTTAAAACAAAATAGAAACTATCAAGTAGGTTTAATACTACAAGACAGATATGGTAGATCTTCTGATGTAATACTATCAAGTACTTTAGATGCTAACTACACTTTAGGCACTGGCAGTACAAATACTACATTTGAAGATAATCCTATAACTTTTGGCGGATCAACTATATATCATCCATATAATACAACAGCAACTTCGCCTAATACTAGCAATGCTACTATATTAAGCAAACCAAACCCTAAGTCTGGTTATGTTGACTGGCCTGGTGATTCTTTAAAGATACTTTTTACAACTACTATACCTTCGTCATTACCAAATTTAATTGGTTATCCAGGCTTATATAAAGAAGCTTATTTAACAACTACTATAGGTACTACATCTTTTGACTATATAAGTGTAACTGCTGGAGGGCTTGGAGATAATATAGCTCCTGGCATGAGGGTAGAGTTTACAGAAACTGTAGGTGGAGCAACTGGTAATTTTGTTTTATTTGTGTATATGTTTTTAGGAGGTAGTACAAACTTGGTATTATTAAGAGGTTTAGATGGCGCCAATATTTCTGTTAATGATATGCCAGCAAGCGGAAGCACAGTTAGTTTTTATGTGCAAGACAAGCCATTAGGTTTTAATAGTTACAAAGTAGTTGTTAAACAAACTCAACAAGATTATTATAATGTATATTTACCAAGTTTACTTGACGGTACACCAGTTATAAAACCTTTTGACTTAAATTGTGTATTCACTTCAGGTAGTAAATTAGTAACTGTTTCACCTATAGGTACTATAGAATATTTAACATTTCCTTTGCTAGAAGGCATGAAGGTTGTTGCAGGTGCAAATACTTATTATATAAATAATATATTAAACTACACTCAGTTTGAGTTAACTACTAATGCTGTTGCAACTGCTACTGTAGATGCTGTGTTTAGTACTAATTCTAGTGATGGCGTATTAAATGTAACTACTTTACTAACTGACAATGCTAATAAAGTTCCACCTGCGTTAAATGAAACAACCCCAGTTCAAGTTCAATATTCAACTAGTGATGTAGAGTTAATACCTAGGGCTGCTAGAAATCCAGATAGGTTTCCAAGTGGAACAGGTCTTATATATCAAACACTCACAGAAGCAATGTCCGTGTTTCCAGGTATATCGCCAATTACTTCTAAAGTAACAGCTATAGGTAATTTTGAGGCTTTATATAAAAGAGGTAGTTATAATGGACTATACAAAGCAGACACAGATCCGCCAACCGCTGTTATAGAAAATCATTTTAATTTAGGTGAAAGTTCTCAAACAGCCAAGCCACCATCTGAAGCTGAGTTTGTACCTGCTGTATACGAGACTACTCCAACTATATCTGAAATAGATATATACTATGAAACTAGTACAGCTGGATTAATATCTGATTTAAATGATTTAGTTTTAAACACATTATCAATACCAAATAATTTTTTATTCTTTGGAACGGATGATATAGTTAAATTAGTGGAAGTACAGGAAAATGTAGATTATACCACAACACCAACTATAGCTACTATAAACTTAATAAATCAAAATGCTAATATATTAGCTTACAACGGAGCAAGTGATGTGTATAACTTGACAGGTATTACAACACCTTTGTATAGAGATGGTACACCTGTTGCTGGATCAGGTATTACTTTAGAATTATTTTCAACTACTGACGCATCACAAAGATTATTATTAAAGCTTAATAGTGATTTTCCTGGATACAACAGTGGTAATGATGATTTAAATTATATAACTTTTAATGCTATAATAAATCATACACTTTCTAATAGTAGTGGTGCTACTTTTGGAACACAACAAATAACTAGTAATTATGAAATACCTATAACTATATATATTGATAATGTTGCTCCAGCTAAAAATACAGACTTTATTAACGATGGTAGTACCGTATATTATTTAAATAACGCTTTTGCTTTTGATCCTTCACCAACTAACGTATCTGGAGCTTCTATACCATGGGCTAACAATAATAGTACAAGCACAACTTTAAGTTCTGCCACTAACGGTAGCAATGTTAATAATACTGCACAAAATAGTAATACTGAAGAGATACAATGGACATTAGAGGTAGATTTAAATGATGGACAAGGTTATCAATTAGCTAGTAAAATTGAAAGTATAGGTTTATTTTTAAGAGACAGCGGTACAGATGGCGGTAGTGTAGTATTAGCTACTTCAGGAGGTTCTATATATAACTATGAAAACATAGACGTAAACATATATGCTACAGATAATGGTGGTAGAGGTATTAAAACCTTAATATCTAACTTTATAGTAAGATTTAAAATATAAATTCTTTAAAAAACAAGTGATTATAAGTTATGGCTAATCAGTTACCTATTATAGAAGTAGACTATTACAATTGTATTTGGAATAAGAAGATATTAACGCCACAGCCTATTAAGCAAACTGGAGCTGCTATAGTACCAGGCGGTAGCGGTGTTTCTGCTGCTTATGGGGTATGGCCACTTAACAATGTGTTAGCACCGCCATTAACATTTTTAACAACTAGTGATTTAGTTGCTTGGAATTCTACAGGTGTAACAGAAGATGAATCAGTTACGATACAAAACTTTATTGTTGAAGAAATGTATATTAGAGGCGGTTTTAACAATAACTCTATGTCTTTAGGTGTTAGAGCTTATTTAAATGAAGAAGAACCTTTACAGCAACACAGATTAAACGCTTTAATATACTCTGGTATATTTAATTCTAGAACAGGTATAAATAGAACTAATGAGTTTCCTGTAGGTACAAATATAACTAGAGCTGCTAGTCCTGAATATGGATCTATACAGAAAATATATGCTGACGAAAATGATATTGTTGTTCTACAAGAAAACAAATGTAGTAGAGCTTTAATAGATAAAAATGCCATATATAACGCTGAAGGTGGAGGTAGTGTTACTAGTCAACGACAAGTATTAGGTGAAATAGTACCTTATGCAGGTGAGTACGGTATTAGTAAAAATCCAGAATCTTTTGCAGTGTATGCTTTTAGAAAATATTTTGTTGATAGAAATAGAAATGCGGTGTTAAGGTTATCTGGAAATGGTATTACTGAAATATCAGAATACGGCATGCGTGACTGGTTTAGAGACAACTTAAGCGGTTTGAATGATGATTACACTAACTACTTTGAGATAAATTTAGATTTAGGTACAGGCGCTTCTTCAACAGCTAACTATAATCAAAGCTGTATATCTTTTGGTACACCAACTGATCCTATAAGCCCAACAAAACAAATAGGTACTTTAGGTAAAAGAATATTAGTAGCATATAGCTCTGCTCCAAATGACTTTGTAGATTTAAATGTTATATGTATAGGTATGAGACGTAATAATAATGATGCGTTTTTGCTTATGAACAGAACACTACCACAAGCTCAAATACAAAATATAACTAAAATAAGATTAGTATCTGATAATAGAAGTAGAGTTTATGGAGGCTGGGATGCTTATAATAAACAATATGTATTATCTATACAAGAAAATAAAGCTTCTGTTTATACTCAACCAGCGGGTGCGGCTACTGTTCCTAAGCCAAGTGGAGATTTTTATACTTTAGGATATGACGAGCAAGTGAAAGGTTGGCCTAGCTTTTATAGCTATGCACCTATAGCAATAGGTAGTAGTAAAAATACTTTTTTAACTTTAAATAATAGATACTGGAACGCAAGCAATGTATCTACGGGTTCTGTAGAAATAAAACAAGGTATGTATCAACATTATGTTAATACTATACCTCATTGCCAGTTTTATGGTAGAGATAATAGAGCTGTAGTTTCTATTGTTGCAAATTCACAGCCATCATTACAAAAAAACTTTTTAACAATATATTACGAAGGTGATAGCGGTTGGCAAGCTAATTTATTATCTTCTGACAAAACAGGCGCTTCAACAACCAGAACTACAGGTGGTGCTTGGACAGGTACTTGGGAAAGAACCAATGACGAGTCTTTAAGTATATATAGCTACGTAGATGGCGCTTATGATAGTGCTGGAAACACGGGTACCTCTGCTAATCCTCAAAACGCGCCACTGCTTAGAGCTGGCTTTGACAGAAAAGAAAACAAATATGTAGCTAATATAGTTAATAATTCTACAGCAGCAGAGGGCGAAGTTAGATTTGGTAATGTAATATCTGGTATAAAAGGATATTATATAGACATTGAATTTAGCACAGATTTAACTACAGATCCAGGTGGTTTTAAAGAGTTATATTCTATAGGATTGAATTATTCTATATCTTCACAATAAATTAAATTAAATGAAAATAAGAAAATTAATAGAGTCTGATTATGAGACTTTAGAAGAGTGGTGGAAAGCTTATGGCTGGAAAATACCACCGGCAAAAGAAACTTTACCAGATAACGCAACTGGCGGATTAATGGTAGTTAATGAAGGCAAGGAAATTGCAGCTTGCTTTATATATTTTACTAATTCTAAAACAGCATGGATTGCTTGGCCTATTTCTGATCCTAACTATAGAAAAGACGACAGAGGTAAAGCAATGGAAGTATTGTTACAAGCAGCAGAATTAACATGTATGCAACAAGGTGTTAAGTGTATGTTGGCACTTGGAAAAAGTAAGTCTGTAGTAGATAGACATAAAAAATTAAACTGGTTCGTTGACGAAGATGAAGCAGGCTTTGAAATGATTAAATTAATATAAACATTATGGGAGAAAAAGCAGGAGCAATAGCAGGTGGGGTAGCAGCAATAGGCGGTGTGGTAACTGGCGCTGTAGCTGCTAATAAGGCTAAAAAAGAAGCAGCTAGACAACAGGAAATAGCTCAACAACAACAAGACGCTTTAGCAGCGCTAGAAGCAGAAAGACCTACTATGACTAATCCATATGATAATATGCAGAACGAGTTTGAGGATTTAAACAATCCTTACGCGAATTTGACTGTAGCCACCGAAGCTTTTAAAATGCAAGCAGAACAAGCTGACCAAGCGTTAGCTAATAGCTTGGACGCAATGATGGAAACAGGTCAAGCTGCTGGGGGCGCAACGGCTTTAGCACAAGCTGCTCTTGAAAGTAAAAGAGGTATTGCTGCTAGTATAAACGCTCAAGAAGCTCAAAATAATAAAATGAGAGCGGAAGGTCAAGCTAGTGTAGAAAAAGCAAAAGCTCAAGGAGCTCAAAGATTACAAGAATTAATGGGACAAGCAGATCTTACTGTTCAAAAAGATGCTATTAGATTTAAAGAAATGCAAATGGATAGAGCTGCTACTTTAGCTGATAATGCTATGCAGAATGCTGCTGATGCCAGAGGTTCTAGAATAAAAGCAATATCAGGCATGGGTGACTCTATGATGCAGGCGGCTGGTAATTTCGCACAACTTTCAAAATAAAAAAGTAAAATATGAGTTATAGTAATCCACAGAGAATAAGAAACAAAGAATTTGATGCTTTAGATAAAACGGCTGATAGTTTCAATAAGACTTCTCAAGGTTTTTTTGATGTTGTTAAAACGCAAAAAGCATTTGACAAAAAACTACAACAAGACAATATAGATAAAGAGTCACAATTAAGAGACAAAGTAAATGAGTTTACTAAACCAGGTGCTGGTCAAGCAATGAATAGCACTGTTAAATTTTGGGACGAAAAAATTGAAGATTATGTTAATAATTTAAATTTAGCAGCCAACGGTGAGATAACGCAGAGAGAAGCTATGATAAGAAATAAACAGATAGAAAATTTAATTCCTATGTTTAAGTCTAACACTTCAAAACTATATGGAGAGGCTAGTGATTTAACTGAGTCTATTAATAACGGCACGTTATCTAGCACAGGATCTGTCGCTAGTAAGGAGGTTTTAAATAGATTAAACAACAATGGATACGTAGATATTATTGAAAAAGATGGATCTATATATTACTGGGCGCCAGAATTAGATGAAGAAGGAAAACCTATTGAAGGTAGTGGTGTAATGTTAAATGGATCTGAAATGTATGCTAATGCTGATAAGCCATTATTTAATAAAAAAGCAGATGTTAGTGGAGTAATAAGTACTGGTTGGAATAAATTTAGCGGTGAAGAAACAGGTATTAGTGATTATGTAAAAACTATAGCAGTTAAAAACGGTGACAAGCATCCTATTACAGGTGAAACTATTAGTGGTTTAGAAGATGGTTACGAGCAAGTAATAAAAGTACCTGTTACTGAAGCTAAAAATGATTTTATAGCGGAGGTTGAAGCTAGCGCTTATCTTAATCCTATGTTAGGTAATGAAAAAGAAATGCTAAGCGTTTGGCAAGATCTTATACAAGATGGTGAGCCAGACGAAAATGGAGAATATCCACCAAATACTCTAGGCTTTTATGCTAGTGGCGGAGATCCTAATTTAGAAATAAATCTAGATGAAATGGGAATAACCATGGAGCAATGGCAAAACTCTGTATATGGAGAGTATCCAGAAGATCTTGAACCAGAACAAATAGCAGCTATAGACAAAGCACAAAAAGATGTAGCAAAAAGATGGATGTCAAATTCTATGTGGGACGAAAATTCAATATCTGCTGGAGCTAGTAAGACTGTAGGTAAACGTAAAATAGCAAATCCACCAAAATCTTCTACTACTGATGGTGGTGGTGACGGTAAGTCTTTAAAATTTACTACAGATGCTGGAAAAGAATATGACGTTACTAAAGCTAATACTATTAGAGCTGGTATTAAAATGGAAGAGAAAGTTGATGAGAAAATGAGAAAAGCTTCAGTAGGTGATAAAGCTGCACAACAAGCTGCACTAGTAGGTTTAATAACTTCTTATGGTTTTGATGAAAAAGATTTTGAAAATGAAATAGAAGCTTTAGATTTTGATACTATAACACAGAGTTTAAAAGAAGATTTATTTAAAGATATAGGACAAGGTGCTACATCATACCAAGAATATCAAGTAGGTAAAGAAGATTACAATAATTATTTAAATAAGAAAAAAGGGTCAAAAATTAAAACTAAAGGAACTGGTTTTAATCCGAACAGCTATAAATCATAAGTATGAATGAAGAATATTTAAGAGGTTTACACGGTCACCTAGGTGTTGATGATGATTACGACACTTGGGTAAACGCTGTAAAGGATAATGGTGAATATTTGCAAGGGCTTCATGGTCACTTAGGAGTCGATGACGATTATGATACGTGGAAAAATGCTGTGTTTGGTGGTGGTGTTACTACTCAAATGGGCAGTACTGAAGATGTTCAAAAAGAGTTTGATAACTTAGCAGAACAAGAAGAAGAATATAATAAAAGAAAACAAGAAAAGCAACAACAGTTTGAAGACGATAACTATACTACTATAGGTGATAATAAAATATTTACAGGTGGTATGGAGTTGAAGTCTGATCAAACAGGTTTAAACTTGCCAGGTCAAAATCTTGAAATGCGATTAGCTTCTTTAGAGGATAACAAAGCTATAGTAGAGGCTACTAAAGCGATAGCTGATATTAGAAAAGCACAATATCCAGAAATATTTAAGTATGAGTCTGAAATTAACAATGAAGAAGTAGAGTTTGATAGAGAAGACGCAGCTAAAGTTTATGAAAATCAAATAACACAGATATTTGATAATGATGAACTATCTCAAGATCAAAAAACAGAATATGTAAAGCACATGCCTTCTATGATGGGTGGTGATATAGAGATGACATATGAAGTAGATCATGATGAAAATGCTAATAGTGTTGTTGGTACAGCTGGATCACTAATTAAAGGCTTATTGTTTGGTTTTGAACAAAAAACAATAATGAACGAGCAAGGTGAGATTGAGCAGGTCCAACCAGAAAGTGATCAACCATCTATGTCAGAAGAAGAGATAGCTGAACATCTTAGAAGAGGTGGAGAATTAAAAGAAAACGGAGGAAAACCTGAACTAACTGCAAAATATAGAGAAAGTGTAGAAAACAAAACTAGAGATAGAGTAGAGTCTAATTTTAGAGATATTAATCCTGAAGATTTATCAGGTGGCTTTTTCAAAGACTATACTGAAGAAGAGTTAGAAGCTTTAGATACTGAAGATAAATATATAAGCACTTTAAAAGATTTAAATTTAGATTTTAAAACAGCTCAGTCAGATGCCATTAACACAGATCCTTTAGTTCAAGCTAAAATAAAAGGTTATGCTAAAGCAATAGAACCTCAGTTAGAAGAGTATAAGAAAAATGTTATATTAAAAAAATACAAACTAGATACTGAAGCTAGTCAAAGGGCTGCTAATGAAGATTTTTTTAAGTATAGAGAATCATTACTAGCTCCTCTTAGAAAAAACGACGAAGGTCTTAACACTAGAGTAAATGCTATAAGCCAAACAGTTGGTAGTATTTATAGTGATAAAGCTAGAGAATTAGGCAGAGCAACCAGTGATTTATATAGTACAACTGACGCAATGTATGACATGGCTAGTGCTTGGGATTCGGATTATGTACCAGGACTTGCTGATCTTACACAAGGTAGTATTTTACTTGGTGAAGCTGCTATTTCATCTGCTGTAGATATTGGAGTAAGAACTAAACAAAATTTAGATAATTGGTATTTAGGTTTTACTAACGAAGGAGTAATACAAGAAAGAGATAGAATGCAAAAGCTTTATGATAAGTATGGCGATAGATCTCAGTATGGTCCTAAGTTAAAAGAAATGCTAGATGCTCAAAATAAAAAAGTAGATGGCTTATTAAAAGAAGGAGCAGAAAACTATAGAACAAAATTTGAATCAGAAGCTTGGAAAAACTTAGCTAAAAAAGCTGATTGGGAAGGTATACCCAGCGTATCTGATATAGTATTAGGTGTAGGTGAATCATTACCTTACATGGTTGGTGGAGTTGCAGCTGGAGTTGCTTCTACAGTTGGGGCAGCACCCGCGGCTGTAACTGCTATTATGGCAGGTAGTGTTCTTGCTAATGCTACTACATTTTTTGGTGATGGTTTTTCTGAAGCTATAGAAAAAGGAATGAAAGCTGATGGTTTAGATCCTAATAATCCAAACGCTTATATGGAAGCTGTATTAGATGGTAAATATACTGATACTGCTCTTTTAGCTGGTTCTGCTTTAGCTCAAGCTAGTTTAGAACAACTAGGTCAAACTAAAGTAGTAAAAGGCATGTTAAGTGGTTTAGGAAAAGCTACATCTAAAAAAAGTATTAAAAGTGCATTAGGTTCTATTTACAGAAAAGAGTTTGATAAGATTTTACCTAGAGCAATTGATGCAATGAAAGTTAGTGGTAAAGCCGGTCTTTCAGAAGCGTTTACAGAAGCAGGTCAAGAAGCATTAAACATGATTGGTACTACAGCTTCAGGTAAAGGCTGGGAATATGTTCGTGATGATATTGATCCTAATGTTATTTTGCAATCAGCTAAAGCTGGAGGTATTATAGGAGCTTTTTTACCATTTGCTGGTAGAACTACAACTCAACTAGGTATAGAAGCTAGAGCAACTGCTATGGATTTAATGACTAAGTGGAACTGGGACGGTAGCAATTTAGTACAACAAAATAAAGTATTTGAAAAAATAATAAAAGGCGTAGATGAAAAGTACAAAAATAAAGATGGTACTTTTAAAATGAATCCTGTTACTCAAAAAACATTTACAGAACAAGAGTATCAAGATGAGATGGATGCTATAGCTGATACTAGAAACTCTGGTAGTAAGGTACCTAAAAAATTTAGTCAAGAAGGTAAGAAAGATGCTATAGAATCTATGGTTAAAATTAAAACTTTAGAAAGACAAAAGCAAAGATTAGAACCTGAGTTTCAAGGAGACATCGACAAAAGAATAAAAGAAGAAAAAGCTAAGCTTTCAAAAATAAATTTTATAGAAACTGAGTTTGTAAAAGCAGAAGATATAAATAAAAAAGGTGCTAAAATATCTGAAGGATTAAATACTAAATTCGTTGAACTAGAAGACGATGCTGCTATTGAAGCATTTATGGAAGAAAAAGGTTTATCTGGTGGTAAACAAGCAAGAGGTAATAAAGGTAGTTTTGTTGAGGATCTTAATACTGGAGAGAAATTTATATTGTTAAATCAGAAAAGAATTAAAGATAGTGGTGATTATTTTACTGGTGCTCATGAAGTTTTACACTCTGTATTAAATGCCACAATAGCTAAAGGTGATGAAAATGCATTAGGAATGGCTAGAGCTATTAAAGATAAACTTAAAACAATAGACACTAGTAAGCCTGGAAAAAGAGGTGAGCTTGCTTATTTTTATAAAAGATTAAATGCTTATTTAAAGGATCCAGATGTTACAACACCAGAAGCGGCTGAAGAAGCTATGACTATAATGAGTGAAGCTATGGAGTATGGAATTGTTAAATTTGATAGAACTTTTACAGAGAAAATAAAAGATTTTGTACAAAGATTAGCAGCAACAGTAGCACCTGGAAGATTTGGTAAGTTGAAGTTTGAAACTGAAGAAGATGTATTTAGATTTTTAAGAGACTATAACAGATCGTTTAAAAAAGGTAAATTATCTAAGTCAATAAGACGTGCTGCTGAAGAAGGTATAGACATATCAGAAGATTTAAAAAGAAGAGGAAAAGAAAGCTCTGAAAAGTTAGAAGGTAAACGTAAAGCTGTTAGAGACCAGCGTGGCACTAGAATTAAAGGTGCTGAAGATTCTGTAATAAGTCAACTACAAGAAGAAGGTGCCGATGCTTTTGAAATAGCAGAAGAGTTTAGACGTGAAGTAACAGACTTTGTTAAAAATAAATATAGCCAAGTTCCTGATTTTGACATATACAAAGATATTGTAGTTGATGAAATATTAACTGGGCCTAGAGGTATTGTTAATTTAATAGATGCTTACAATGCTAAACCAGATGAGTATAAAGAAAATGTAACACTTGGTTCATTTGTTAATTTTCCTACTACAGGTTACAGGACTAGAAGTATAGAAATAGCTAATAAATTTTTTGGTACAGACTTTACTCAAGATATTTCTGAAAGAGTTGATATAGCTGCAGAAGAAGAAACAGCTTTAGATACTAAACTAGAAGAAGAAGTTGAAAGCTTACGTAAACAATTAGACATAAAAGAAGGAGACCCGTTGTTTGAGAAGGTTGTTAATACTGTTTCTAGGACATTCGGAACTAAGCTGCCAACTGTAGAGTCAGGAAAGTTTATTACAGAGCTAGAGAAACAATTTAGAAAGTTCTTAATGGCTGATGTTAAAAAGCTTATGGGCAAGCCAAGTTCACCTGAGTACAGACAATTTTTAGAAACTTATGGTGAAGCTATATATAATAAAGTACCACAGCGTACTTTTAATAAAAGGTTTGCACCATTTAAAAAACCTGTTATAGATCAAGAAACTGGCAAACAAAAACGTATGACTGTAGATCAGTCTCAACAAGCTGGTACAAGAGTTAAAGATCCTAAAGCTGGGAATTTAGTTTTTGAAAAAGCTCCTTATAATCAAGAGCGTTTTATTGAATATCATTTAGATCCGCCAACTGGTAGACCTGCTTCAAAACAAACAGCATTAGCAGAAGTAATAGGCGAAGAACTAGGATTAGACGCAGCGCAAGAAGTTTTACGTAGTGAAGATATAAGAGAGAAAAGAGATATGCTAATGGGTGACGATGTAGTAGCAGATGAGATGTTAGAAATAGCAAGTGAAGTTGGTAGAGGTGTTGATTTTAAATTTTCAAAAGATGTAGGTAGTAGAATTGAAGAGTTTTTAAATGATGGCGCTAGAAAAGGTTGGAGAGTAGCTAAATTTAATTTAGAAAAAATGAAGCTACCTGCAGGTGTTATAAAGGCAATAGATGAAAATCCTCAAATATCTTACTTGCTAAGTAGAGCTATAATGGGATTTAGAAGACCTTTGATAAATGAAGCAGAACTATTTGGTGAAGAGTTTGCTAAGCAAAGACAAGAGTATGCTGACGATAATTTTAGTAGAGTAAATAAAGATACTCATATAAAATCGCTAAAGCAAATGGCTACAGCTTCTTCTGCTCTAATGAATAATCTAGATCCAGTCGCTGTTAAGTATTTTGGTAAGTCTATGTTTGGTATGGTTGATAGAGCTTTAAAAGATCTAAGAAAAGGTAGTGAAGAAGATATTAAAATATATGAAGACTTAGAAAAACAATTTAATAATATAACTTCTAAAGTTTCTGAAGCAGATGTTGAAGCGTTTAAAAAGAAAAACGGTTTTGATCCTAGAAAAATAGAAATATTAAATGCTGGTAAAGGCCTGATGTTAGGTATACAAAAAATATTAATATCAGACTCAAGTAATAAGCTGCAAGAAATACAAGATAAATTTGGTAATAGAATAGCAGCAGCTAATGCAAACAACGTGCCAGCTTTAGCTTACTTGCAAACTAGAATGTTAGATATTATAGCTGATAATCCTGATAATTTAGTTGGTATATTAAGATTAAACGAATCTAATACTAACAATGTAAATGGCCCAAGAGGTTTAAGTAGATTAACATCTGTTCAAATAATAGAAGGTGTTAGTCAAGCTCCTGTTGTCGATCCAGTTACGGGTAAATACTATATGAGTTTAAACCCACCTGGTGCTAAACCTGAAGTAAAAGAAAGACTAGAAATAAATAAAAAACATCCTGATTATAAAGCAGCTGTAGAATATACTAATGGTAACTTAGATCCTAAAGTATTAATGAGCGTGCTAAGATTTAAAGGTGAACATATGGAAGCTTCTGCTTTAGTTAATTACGAAGTTACTAAAGCTATGATAGATTTTGCTAAGCAAATTAAAAATGGTAGAGCTTACAAACGTGTGTCTATATTAAAAGCTTTCAATGAAAAAGCTATAGAGCTTATGGTAGACTACGATCAAGAATTAGGACCTAAGGTATTGTTTGATGTGCAAGATAAAGCTTTTGGTACTACTAGTAAGTTATCTTTTTTAAGAAGTAAAGTAATTAACGATTTAGAAAATAACTTTAAAAATCCAATAACAGGTCAAAATAAATCTGAGTTTGCTAAAAGTAAATTACAAGAAAAATTAAACACTAAAAGATTAATGGCTTCAAAAGACGAAGCATCTAGAGTTGATCAAGAAATGTTAAAAGAAACTGGTGTACTAAATCTTGAAGAAGACATGAGTATGTTTGAGGTACTTAGTAAAGCTAAAACAATTGATGAAGCTTTAAAAATAGCTCGTGATCCTAATGCTCCTGTTAAAAAAATTAGAGTGTTTGACTTTGATGATACGCTTGCTACTACAGAAAGCGATGTATTATTTACCGCACCTGATGGAACTGAAGGTAAATTAAACGCTGAAGAGTTTGCAACACAAGGTAAATCATTGTTAGACGAAGGTTATGTATTTGATTTTTCTGAATTTAATAAAGTAACCAAAGGTGCTGAAGGACCATTACTTAAAATAGCTAAAAAAATACAAGAAGCTAGAGGTACAGAAGACGTTTTTGTATTAACAGCAAGAGCACCTGAATCTCAAGCTGCTATTAAAGAGTTTTTAGATAGTCAAGGTCTTGATATACCTATAGAAAATATAACAGGTTTAGGTAATTCTACAGGTGAAGCAAAAGCCAACTGGATAATAGATAAAGCAGCTGATGGATATAATGATTTTTATTTTGCTGATGATGCTTACCAAAACGTAAAAGCAGTAAGAGAAGCTTTAAGTGTTATTGATGTTAAGTCTAAAGTACAACAAGCTAAAATTAAAGCTGCTAAAGATTTAGATAGAGATTTTAATAAAATACTAGAACAAAAATCTGGTATTGCATCTGAAAAAAGATATTCAGAAGCTAAAGCAAAAGTTAGAGGTGCAAACAAAGGTAGATTTAAATTCTGGATACCACCTTCTGCTGAAGATTTTACAGGTTTATTATATAAAACTTTAGGTAAAGGAAAACTAGGTGATGCACAAATGGCTTGGTATAAAGAAAACTTGTTTGATCCTTTTGCTAGAGCTATGGAAAATTTATCCACAGCTAGAGTTAATTTAATGAACGACTTTAGAAAATTAAAGAAAGATTTAAATGTTCCTAAAACATTAGCTAAAGATGCTGTTGATGGCTTTACTAATGAGCAAGCTGTAAGAGTTTATTTATGGAATAAACAAGGTGTAGCAATACCTGGTCTATCAAAAACAGATACTAAAGAATTAGTTGATGTAGTTGAAAGTGATCCTACACTAAAGCAGTTTGCAGATCAGTTAGCTCAAATAAATAAAGATCCATACCCTGCACCACAAGAAGGTTGGTTAGCTGGAACTATAACGACTGACTTAATAGACGGTTTAAATACTACTAAACGTTCTGCATTTTTAAAAGAGTGGCAAGACAATGCAGATGTTATATTTAGTAAAGAAAATTTAAATAAGATAGAAGCTATATATGGTCCTAAGTTTAGAGAAGCTTTAGAAAACTCTTTACAAAGAATGAAGAGTGGTAGAAATAAAACTAGCACAGGTAATAGATTAAGCAATAGAATACTTAATTATATAAACGGATCTAATGCCGCTATTATGTTCTTTAATACTAGATCAGCTATACTTCAAACAATATCTGCAGTTAACTTTTTAAACTGGGGTTTTAATAATCCTATAAAAGCCGGTAAAGCTTTTGCTAATCAAGGCCAGTATTGGAAAGACTTCATGACACTTATGAACTCTGATTTTTTAAGAGACAGAAGAGATGGTCTTAGAATAAATATAAATGAATCTGAAATAGCTGATTTAGCTAAAACATCGAAGAATAAAGCTAAGGCTGTTTTATCTTATATAATGGAAAAAGGTTATTTACCAACTCAATATGCTGATAGTTTTGCTATAGCTTTAGGTGGTGCTACATTTTATCGTAATAGAATAATAGATTTAATGGAAAACGAAGGCATGACCGAAGCGGAAGCTAAAGCTAAAGCTATGACAGAGTTTAGAGAAATATCTGAAGAGTCTCAACAGTCTAGTAGACCTGATAAAATATCTCAACAACAATCAAGTGATATTGGTCGTTTAATACTTATGTTTGCTAACACACCTATGCAATATGCTAGATTACAAAAAAGAGCTTTTCAAGATTTAGCAGCTGGTAGAGGCAGTAGTAAAGCTAATGTTAGTAAAATAATATATTATGGTGTAGTACAAAATATAATATTCAATGCGCTACAACAAGCAATGTTTGCTTTAGGCTTTGGTGAAGAAGATGATGACAATGATAAAGTTTATAATACTTTAAATGGTATGTTAGATTCTACACTTAGAGGTTTAGGTATTGGAGGTGCTTTAGTTTCTGTAGGTAAAAACTTTTTAATGGACATATATGAAAGATCAGGTAGATCAAGACCTGAATATACAGATTCTGTATGGAAGTTACTACAGTTTGCTCCACCAATTGGTTCTAAAATATCTAAATTAAGACAAGCTGGTTGGCAGTTTGATAGTAAGAAAAGACGACAAGAGATGTTTGATAAAGGTTTTGCTTTAGATAATCCAGCTTATTTAGCTGCTGCTAAAGTAGTATCTGCTACAACTAACATACCTTTAGATAGAATACTTTTAAAATATGAAAATTTAGAAGGTGCGTTAGACGAGGAAAATGACTGGTGGCAAAGAATAGCTATGGCTGGTGGTTGGCCTAAGTGGACACTTGAAGGTAGCAAAAATAAAGCTGATAAACCTAAAGTTAAAACAAGAAAGAAACGTACAAGAACAAGAAGAAAACGAACAAGAAACTGATCATGGCAAGAAAAACAATGAAGATAAGCCCAGCTTGTAAACGAGCTGCTAAAAAGAAATTTAAAGTGTGGCCTAGTGCTTACGCTTCTGGATGGGGAACTAGATGTACTAAAGCTGGTGGTCCAGGTAAAATGGGTAAAAGTAAAAAGAAAAAGTAATGGCAAAGAATTTAGAGGAAGTTGCAGAACAGCTTGATGCAGCTGTAACTGCACATGGCAAGCAAGCTAAAACTGTAAAGAGACATATCAAAGAAATGAACAGAGCAAAAGCTCCAGCAATGAAACAAGAGTTTCCAGAAATAAAGAAAAAGAATCAAGGTAAATTTAAAAGATGGGTTAAAAGAAATATGCCTAATGAGTCTACTTGTAGTGCTGCTGCTAAAATAATGAAAGCAAAAAAAGGTAAGTATGATGGAGATGTTGTGAAAATGGCTAACTATGCTAATAACATGGGTTGTAAAAAGAAGTAATGGCTAAAAAAATTAAAGGTGGAGGCACCAAGAAAGTTTGTCTACCTGCTGCAAAGGTAAGATCAATGTCTAAAGAAGAAAGACAAAAAGTGGTTAATGCTAAAAAGAATGCAGCATCTAGAGGAAAGTATAGACGTAGTGCTAAAAGTAACGTTAAGGGAGCAAGAAAAAAAGGTGCTACACTTAGAGACTGGTTTGAAAAAGAAAACTGGATTAATGTAGCTACAGGTAAACCTTGTGGAGAAAAATAAGGAACACGAAAAAACTGGGCACCATACCCAAAAGTTCCTGTAACCAAAAAAGGGGATCTCATTACGAGGTCCCCTTTTTATTTTTAGATGTGGAGAATATCAGAGTCGAACTGATGACCTCCTGCGTGCAAGGCAGGCGCTCTAGCCAGCTGAGCTAATCCCCCAACATTTTAGCTATTACAGTATTCACAAATACCGCCTAAACATAATGGACAAATCATATCTCATATTTTAATAGTTATACCTATTGACACTATAAAAGCGCCGCTTGCTATTGCAAGTGTGTTTGCATTAAAGTTTGGCTTTTGTTTATGCCAAATCATATTAGTACC